ATCCACGACCGCACCAACTTTTTGTGCCGTCTGTTATTTTGTGCAGTTGAATCAAGTGTGTCCGCTTGCTGGTGTTTGTCATCTCGTTTCCTCCTTGGCTTATCGCCTACTCCCCGAAGGGAGGCCCATCACCTACATGAAGCTGGTTGATAGCCCGTGCCTCCGCTTATAGGCGTCACGGGTTAGGAAGCTGTCGCCACACGTCTTGAGCCTTAACGCAGTTGCTTCTGCGTCTCGGAATACTTCATATCCTGGTTTATCATCATAGAATATCCAGCTTTCCCGTCTGCTAAAAAAGCAAGGGGCATGAACCAATATGAATGCCCTGTCCGGGAATCGGGCTTGAAGTAGAGCCATGGAAGCCAGGGCTTTCGTCATAGTTGATTGCCCATCAAAGCCCGACATACCCTCCGCCACTCCAAACCAGGTGCCTTGCGTCTCAGGGTTCCAGGTCATCACCTTCTGTTGGTAGCTATTCCAGAATTCCATTGAGCCGTCCGCCGCTGGTTCTCCCGGCCTCCACTTCATGCCGAGGCAAGGGGTAGGGGCACCGTGATTCCATCGGATGATGCAGAGATTATGGGCCGGGCCTGGACGATTATCTGGCTGGTTAGCTGCCCCTTCATCCCCACCACAAAAAATACAGGTCAGGTCAATTGTTGGATTAGGGTCTTTAGTAATCATGGTATTCCTCCATCCTCCGTTGTTTAGCCTCGTCAGTGCTGGCCCTACCAGCAGACCCGCCGGAGCGGGTTTCGGCCTAGACGGGTTTCTTGCAAGACTTGCATTTAGGGTTGGTTTTCGTCAGTGGGTACTTATTCCAGGTATCGCAGTTTTGACAGCGGATATCAAGTGAAGCCATGATTGTCCTCCTTCTTTCGTACGATACGCATCCGCTTCACCAGCGGATGGTTCAGTTCGTGGCAATCCTTCTTGCCGTGGATGCTGCATTTCCGCCCCTTATCCATCACGGACTTGGCCTTCTTAGTGGGTGTGGGATGTTCGTTCTGGTCGAACACCATCCCCAGCGTATCCTTGATGATGGCTTCCCCTGGCCCCGTAATCTCTGGTGATGCTAGGCAAACCTCCTCCTTCTTGGTGCTGCCAGCACCATCATTCAGGTCGAAGAACTTGATTTTTTTCTTCATGCAGCCACCATCAATCCGGCACACGCTGTGGGCGGGCATCGCAGTGGTTTTGGTGGCAGGGCCGAAGGTGGCTTTCAAGATGGTATCGGTGCTGGCAAAGGCCACGAACCCCAGCTTGGTATTCCTGGTGAAATGCACGGGGTTCTTGTTTCTTGCCAGGTACACGCAATCGGGCTTCCGTACATCCGCCACCGCTATGGCAAACGGCCCTTCCAGTTCGGGCAGGCAGTTCTGCAAGTCACTGATGGTTAGGGGCTTCTCCGTGGTGTTGGCCCGTAGCAAGGCCATGATTGCCGCCGAATCCACTTCAGCGATTTTGTTGTACCGCCGCCCCAGTTCCTTGTGGTTGTAGATAACGCCGTTATGCACCCCGATGATGGGCTTATCCCAGATGGGGTGATTGTTATCATTCACCTTGGGGCTTCCCGTGGTTGCGGCCCTGGTGTGTCCTATCACCGCAACAGTATCGGGGCCAATCTTGTCCATCAATGCCCAATACTTTTTGTCGCTGGCGATTTCTGTGGCCGTTCTGGGGGCTTTGTAGTACCACACATGGGCATCCTTGTTCACCACATAGGCACCAGCAGCATCCCTGCCCCTAACCTGGCAATTCACCAACAGGCTGGTGAACTCAGTTCGGATAACCTCGTAATCGGCTTCGGTTCGTTCTATGCCAGCACCCAAGCAAATCCCTGCTATTCCACACATTGGAATCTCCAAACGCCTCAAAATTTGCACGGCCTTGTCACCGTTGCTGGGCGTTTACGGCCCCGCCGAAACGGGGCTGACTCACGCTTAGTTCAGGGCACTCCGTGTGCCCCGGCAGGTTGGATAATTTGTGCAACCCCAGAACTGTGTTCCAGCCCTGCGGCCCCCCGCTGGACTAACAGTACGCACCACCATTGTTCGGCTACACTGCGGGCATTCGGGTGGCGTTTCCACATCAATGGGATGGGCTTCGCCCACACGGCGTTCTCGTTCTGTCCGGCGAACTTCCGCTTCCGTGATTTCCACCCCTTCACTATCGCCCCCATCCCGCCACAGGGGATGCGGGAACCGTTGGGCCAAGCCCTTGCAAGCCCTGTAGGTTATTTCATCCCTGTCAGCGGATACCAGCATTTGCAGTTCCCGAAATAGGCCCACTTGCCCAGCGTGTTCTGGGCGGAACTGGTCGGCGGAACGCTGGGCAGGTGCCTTGCTGCGCCTTGCCCTAGCCCTACTCATAATGGCCTGAGTGAACACCACCCAGTTCCAAATCTTGGTGGCATTCAAGGAACCCTGGTGCTGCCGGAATTCCACCGTGCCGTGCCGCAAGTAGGCATTGAAATTAACCACGAACATTCGGCCACCACCGTTGGCTACTCCGCAGAACCCTGCAGGGTTCGTGTTGGCCCGCATGGAAGCGATTTCCCAGTGTCGGAACCCATTGATGTTCCGTGCGTAGCCAGTATTCCGGCGGCTAGGTGAAACCATCTCGTCGATGGTGGGCTGGTGGGCTTTGTAGATTTCCGCCACATTCGCTAAGTGCTTGGAAGTCATATCGCTGGCATCATGGTGAACGTGTAGGCCCGTGCTGCGATTAACGTAGCAACCGTTCTCCCGTAGAATCCGGCACACCGTCTGTATCTGCGCCCTGGCATCAATGCCAGATAGTGGCGGGCTAACCAGTTCCCACCCAAGGGGGACGCTGCCATCCGGCACTATCTTCCACGTGGCCCGTGTTTCATGTGCGCCCCTATACTGCGCACTGTGGTCAACCGTGGGAACCCCCGCTGCCGTCATTAGGCGGGCCAGCTCCCCTGGGGATGTACCTGAAGTCTGTCTACCCCTCCTGCTATTGAACTCGATTTCTACACCGAATCGCCCCGTTACTGGATTGCTATTGAACTTCATCAGTTCTCCTAACCCCTATTTTTTAAGCGGCCTTGGCACCGCTAATGGGGTTTACACCGCCTTACGGCGGTGGCCTCACCTAGGAAATAAAAATTAGATGTGCCCGGATTTTTTCAATGGCTTCTTTTTCCGTTAAACCGAAATCCTGCATCAACTCGGTGATTAACCATTCAATGTCCGTGGTTATTTTTTCGTCCATGTTCGTCACCTCTTAGATGGTTGTTACCGTGTGGCATTCCACGCACTGAACCCGTTGGCTGCGCCCCATCGCATTTAGTGGCATCCAGTTATGATGATGTTTCGTGATTCCCAGTTTGATTAGTAGTTGCACCATTGTTACTCCGAACCCCTGCGTTTTGGCTGGCCTTGGCACCAGTCCTGGGGTTTAGGGCAGTTGCTATCCTGCCCGCCTCACCTTGCTTGTTGGCTACGCTTATCAGTTGCGACCTTTGTCACTTGAATGGGTGACTCTCCATGCCCTTCTCGTCGGTACGGACGCCCTCGCCATTAGAGGGTTTTGGCGTTCTCTGTGCTTCGTTCGTTGTCTCTGTGCTTCGTTCCTCCCTGTTGCCTGGTTTCCTGTACTCAGTCTACAGTTAGTATAACCCTCTTGTACACTTTGTACATACCTTGGGTTAATTCCTGATTTCACACTAGGCACGAATTTAAGGCATTTACCCCACTAATTTATGAATATGATTATCAATACATTGTTTGGGGGGTTATTGGTGCCTAGTTCCATGTAGCCCAATACCGTGTTCGCCGTCCCTTTCCCCAGGTTTCTGCCCCATTATTAGGGGATGGGCATCACGGAGTGGCGGTTGTATAATGTGGCAAGGGGGTACTAAATATGGTAGTTGCGGAACAAATGGATACCACGACTTATCTGGTGCGGCGGCTACACGCCCTGGGGTTCAGTTACGAAGATATCGGCGGGCAGTTAGGGGTTCACTGGCGCACGGTCTATCGCTGGGGGCGGGGCCAGAACCACCCATGGACAGCCAGGGCGGTAAATCAGCAATTGGCGGGCATCCTGGCAGCCAACGCTAGGGGGGGTGACTCGTGAACTACGTGGAATTGGGGCAACAGAGACAAAAGGCTCATCCCCAGGGCACCCCTAGATTTTTTCATGACCCTAATACTGAGGATATTCGTGGCAGTTTAGGTGAATTGTTATTTAGTAGTGTCTATGGATTCCCCGTTGACACGGCTGTGCGGCCTAATGGTGATGGGGGCATAGATTTTACTACACCAATAGGCATTATAGACGTTAAAACGGCTTTGAAACCCTACAATATGCTGGTCAAGGTGGATGAGGCCCGCAATCCCGTGGATATATATGTTTTGGCCTGTGACCACGGGGATGGTGTGGCGTCCTTTGTGGGGTGGGAATATGCGGATGTGATGCGGCGATGCCCGGCAAAAGACGTGGGGGGCAAGGGCATCATCAGCCACTATAAATCCGCCAAAGATATACGCCCGATGAAGGAATTTAATACCCTTCTGTATGCCGAAATGGGGCAACTAAAACTACTCTAAAACCGGAAGAATGCGGGATTGCGAATTAACAACCTAACAGCCAGTTACAGTTACGAGTTAACTGTTAACTTAACGTGTTAACAGGGGCGAAAACCGGCATAATCAACAGAAATCAACAAGTTAATTCGCTAATGTCAATAAAAGTTAATTCCCCTATAGTTAAGTTAACTATTAACAACGGGGGCTTTTGGCCCCCTACTGGTTTGAGATAAGGGTAAGGTGGTTATGCGGGAGGGATTAGATGAACCGAAAGATATTCTCAGATGAAGGATGTGCAGGCGGTAGAATTCCGGCTAGTGTGGTGGCCCGTGGGTTTTACCCGTAAAACCACACCCCATTGCAGGGAAGTGAGTTTTGATGCCCTGGTGGTGCGAAGGAAGCAGGGCTACGAAGTCCATAACATCACGGCCCAGGAACGATTCCCCGAAATGCGCACACCCGGCATCAGGCGGTTTCTAGCAGCCCTGAGAAGGGCACTGGAAAATATCTTGGGTGCGCCCGTGGTGGGCCTTTCGCCTGACATAGTAGACTGGGGAATGATGGAGGGGCAAAGGTAGATGGCCGTTGAACATGGCTTCCAAGACCGTATCAAGGAATTGCGCAGGGTTCCCGCATCGGAACTGCGGGCCAATCCGAAGAACTGGCGGCGGCATCCCCAGGTTCAGCATGATGCCCTGGCGGGCATCCTTCAGGAAATAGGCTTTGCTGACGCCGTAATCGCCAGAGACACCCCTGATGGGCTGGAACTAATAGATGGGCATCTGCGCCAGGAAATCATGGGAAATCAGCCCATCCCCGTGCTGGTGGTGGATGTTACTGAGGCCGAAGCCGATAAGCTGCTGGCTACCATTGACCCCCTGGCTGCTATGGCCGAAATGGACGCTAAGAACCTTTCTACCCTGTTGCATAGTTTGTCAGAAGGGGATGAACGGCTAACCGGCCTGCTAACCCGCTTGAATGAAGATGCCGCTGCGGGCATAGCGATGGAAACCCACGCTGCCGTTATTAATGGTGCCTGGGTTCCAAAGGACTCTTCCCTGATGACAGGGGAACACGCCGATGACTATGTGGGGTACGATTTAGGGTCGGTCTGGTGGGCATTTGAGGCTAAACACACCCGCTTATGGAACTACCGGCTGCCGTTACCTAGTGACCCTGGCAGGGGTAATACCGCCTGGCTAATGCACAATTACAGCCGTTCCCCACTGGAAGAAATGGAACATATCGTGCGCACCTACATGCGCCCTGGCGATTACTTCCTTGAGGTCTGCGCCGGATGGTGGACTTTCTCCGCTACCGCAGCCATGTGGGGCTACAACGGGGCCGGTATTGATATTTGGGATGTTTCCCTTGGCTTCGGGCGCAAACAGATGGCAACCCTTCCCCCTGAATCTGGCAATGTGGAAATCAAGCACGGAGATGCCACTGAGATGCCATTTGCGGATGATTCGTTCGACTTCCTATACTGCAACCCCCCCTTCTATCAACTGGAACTCTATAGCGATTCCCAGGCCGATTTAGCCCGCCACGCTACGTTGGATGATTGGTTGGCCGCCTGCGGGGATATGATGGCTGAAATGGCCCGTGTCACCCGTCCTGGGGGGCTGATTGCCACCATCATGGCTGATTACAGGGAGGCAGGCACTTTGATTCCCCTGGCTGCCAAGTGGATACAGGAAGGCTTGAACCGTGGCTTGTTACTGCATGATATTGCCATCCAACGGATGCTATCCCAACAGGTCAGGATGTGGCGACTGGCTTACAATAAACGGCGCACGGGCAAATCCCATGAATACGTGGTCGTATTCCGTGTCCCAGGGGACAGCTTGGATTCAACAGTCGAATCAACCCCTGGAACCCCTGACCATGATGAGGTGAGTGGCTAATGCCGCATCGCACCGAGTCCAAGACTTCACCCAGGCGCATCCAGGCCGTTCATAAACAACGCCAGGCATTAGAACTCCGGATGGCAGGCCGAACTTATGACGAAATTGCAGCCCAAATGGGCTACAGTAACCACAGTTCGGCCCTATATGCAGTTAAAAAAGCCCTGGAAAAGACCCTTGAAGCACCAGCCGCCCAGTATCGAGCGTTAACTTTGGAACGCCTAACCAAGGTGCTGCAAGTGTTCTGGCCTGCTATGCTGGGTGGCGACGACGATGCGGCCCGCACCGTGCTACACGCCCTGCGAGATATTCGACAGTTGATGGGACTGGACGCACCGCAGAAGCTGGAACACGGGGGTGACCCTGACCGCCCAATCAGGCATCAGGTGGTGAGTGTAGAACTTGGTGACGTTGAATCAGCCTTACGAGTCCTGGCAGATGCGGGGGCAATCAGGATGGAACCCGCTAACCCCCAGCTTAAGCATCCCCTGGACGACATATATCCCCCATCAACCAACGACTAAGCAACTGGCGTTTGGGCTACTAGATACGCCGGAAGCCCTGTACGGTGGGGCTGCGGGTGGTGGGAAGTCCGATGCCTTGCTGATGGC